TGAACTGCCAAGCAACCGATCTTCAAACGATTTAACGTCAATGGCATTGATGTAGTTGTTTGTGACGTTGGTGGTGCTTCCCATGCCCATCTGATTGTTTGGAATGATTGTCCCAGAGCCTGATGGCATAAACAATTCTGGCCCACGTTCTCCAACAAGATATGGAGTGTTGTTTGTTACAGCGCCACCAGATGCCCTTCTGCCAAATCCAGCATCTTGTGCCGCCAACATATTTGTTTGCTCTGAGCCGGGAATCGTGCCATACGTTCCAGCAGCACTTATGTTTGCAAACGCCGCCCCAAGAAATCGCAAAACCATAGCTTTCATTTGAATTGCAATTAAATCTTGGATGATGCTACGAGCTAAGTCCTTCATGCTTAACTTTCCTGTCTTGACAAAGTTGTCAATGGCAGAAGACAAGTTACCAAACACACTGTCAAACACTTGCTGTGTACGCTTGGCAGACTCATCCATAGTCACAAACATTTTTGCAATTTCTTCTTGGCGATTAATATTGTTAAGATTAGATTGCTTGTCTGGCCCTTCTTCAACTTCTTTACGTTTTCTAGCGTACTCCAAAGAAATCTGAGCAAGACGCTGCTCTTTTTCTGTGGCGTAAATCATCTGATATTTCAACTCAAGGGATTCTTTTTGATATTCCATTTCCCTTGTTTTGGATTGATTGCTAGTTCTAATAGCGGAAAGCCTAATGTCTCTGGCAACATCAGCATCTGTTTTTTCTTTTTGTGTTCGCAAAAATTCTTCGTATTCTGAAATCCTATTTTTATCGCGGATTGCTTTAAGTTTTTCGTCACGTTTTAACTCTATCGTATAGATTTCAGCAGCAAGTTGGTCAGCAAGCAATTTACCAAAAACTCGTTTTTCTTCCGCAGACTTTTTATCAAACTCAAGATTTTTTTCTCGTATTTCTTTTGCGGCTTCTAATTCAATTTTTTGTCTTTCGTTTGCGCTTTCTACATCAATAAGATATTGATTGTTGGCAATCGCTTTTGCAATGGCAGCGTTAAGTTCTGTCTTTTTAGAAAAACCACCTGCCGCAGCATAATCTCCAATGCCCCCTTTTTCTTCTGGAGGAACTTCTGATTCTTCTTGTTTTTTAATTATTTCTTCAATTTCTTTTCGGCGTTCTTTAAGAAGTTGCAGTCTTTCTCTTTCTGCAACTTTGTATTTTTCAGGAGAAGTGCTTTTGTTTAAAGTAAATTCAATTGCTTCAATTTCTTCATTTAATTTTTTGAGAATCCCAACATTAGTTGATGGCCCAGCAATAGCCTCTTTAAGAGAAGCCCAAAACTTACTCATTGCATTTTTTGCTTGATCCCAAGCTGTTTCAAGATCACCTAAAATTCTTTTTTGAGCTTCTAATCTGCCATTTAAAATATCCGCAGTAAGTTTTGCAGCATCTTGTAATTTGCCAGCTTTTTCTAATGCTTCAATTTGCTTGTATTGAGCCAACGTCAAAAAGTTCATTTTGTCGTTAAGAGATTTTGCACCAGCAGCAGTTCCATTAAGACCAGACATTAACGCTTCTGCTGCTTGTTTACCATCAACGCCAGCAATTTTTGAATAAGTAAGAACGGCTTTTGTTACAGATTCAAGGGCAGTGCTAGTAAACTTTCCAGAAGAAACAAGCGCATCAAGAGCTTCTGTAGCAGTGCCAACCGTAGTTTTTGTAGCATCTGCAATTGACCTAGACATAGCAACAAGTGCGTTTGCTGTTGTTCCTGAGTAATTTCCAGTCAATGTCAAAGAATCTTGAAATTTATCGAACTCTTGATAGGCTTCATATGTTGCATATGCTACTACGCCCAACGCAGCGGCAACAGAACCAAGGCCAACAGTAAACGGAGTAAACAAAGACCCGATAGCACGGAACATATTACCCACGCCACCCATCGTATCTTTTAATTGACCGCCCTGTTGCAGTGCAGCAATAAATGGACTTTGACCTGAAGCAATCTGTGTAAAGAAATCGGTTGTCTGATACGTCAGGTTAATTTTTTGTTGCTCGTTCATTTTGAACGTAGCGCCAGCAGCATTCTTTGCAGCGTTAGCAACCTTGTCGTAGGCTGCGGCTTGTGCAAGAAGTTCTTGGGCTTTAGCAGTGCCTTTAATGTCTTTCAATCGTCCGGTTGCCAATTCACGCTCTATTTGCGTGACCTTGGTAACAGCGTTGCCATAATCTTCTGTTGCATACTTTAGCGACTGAATTTCTTTATCAGCCGCCTTCATTTCCCGCGCAATGGCGTTCTTCATCTTTTGCGTTTCGTAAGCGACCTTTTGCGCTTCCGTAGCAAAGTTGCCCATCTGGAGATCAAGAGCAATCCCCAATGTTGCTGCGTTTTGATGATTAGCCATTACTTCCTCTTTCTAGCGAGTTTCTGCGCGTATTCTGGAATTATTTTACCAAGACTGTTTTTCAAATCATTGATGACAGTTGTGGCCCCATATTGCAATGCTGGACGCAAAAATGGTCGTGCAGGTATTTTAGATGTGCCGTATTCTTGAGCCAATGAAACAGCACTCTTTTTAACAGAGACAATTGCCAGAACGACAGAATTCTCGCCAATGCTAGGCGCATCTCTGTCGTTAGGAGTTGTTAGCCGAGACTTCAGTTTGAGGGTATCCCTCATGTGAAACGGGCTGTAGTCGCTACGAGGCTTTTCGTTGTCGTAGGGGGCATAGGCTAGGGCAGCGTAATAAACGCTCTGCATGGACTCCTCAGCGGCCTTGGCAAGCGTTTGCTTGAGCACCACATCCATCTTGAATCCATTGGCAAGGTCAATGATTTGCTGCTCAAACTCAGCAAAGCCTGAAAGCTGGAACTTCATGTCCTTGCCTTCAAAGCCTTGCGTATCAATGTGTTGAGCCATGCTACTCTTTCAGGTAAGCCTCCGAACCCGGTCTAGTAGTCAAGAATGCCATCAATTGCTTGCTGGCTTGCTCTTGCTGTTGTTCCTTTGTCAGCGGCGGGACAATGTATTCGTGCGTTGATGGAAGAACATCTTTCATCGTAAACGGTCTTGTCGTCTTCTGTATTTTCGAGTTTAAGTTGCCTGTGGTCAAGGAACTCAAAGCCAGCAAAATAGCTTTGTTTCCCAACATACCATCCGACAACATAATCTCGATATTCCGCATATCGTCTACAGGAACATCATCAGGACACCCACCATGAGCGTAAACATACGCTCTGGCTTGCAGGTGAATGTCCCAGATTAGTTTTTTCGAGAGTCCTTGTAACCGGGCTGAATTGCCTCAGAGATTTTGGCAAGGACTTCCAACTGAACAGCAGTAGGCCACTCAGCTTCAATGTCTTCATAAGTAATTTCATCAAGCGTTCCATTTACAGGAACTAACAACCTAATGTACTCGACCATTCGGTTTTCCATCTGCAAGATGGTTTGAACCAGTTCTTTGGTAGAGCGCCCTTCAACAACCACATCGTCATCCGTTACCACAATGCCTTCAATAGCCTGTGATTGACGAAACGAGGATGTCATCTTGTCAAAGCGTTTTTGGAATTCGGCTTGGTCAAACTTCTCAATGCGCTCTTGCATAGCATCAAGTTCTTTTGTCAGCGGAACACGAACCTTGAAGTTGTATCCAGCAAGCTCAAAAGACTTGGTACGCAAATTGGGGATTTCGCCAAAGGCAGATGTGAGTTTTGTCATGGTTTATCGTGTAGCTTTGATGATCTTGTGGTAAATCGACTCATTGATAGAAATGGCGTAATCCACCACTTCATCAGGAGTTAGTTTATCAGCATAATTTTTTGCAATTTCGTGTGCAAGGGCAATTGCTGTAATTCTCTGCTGTTGAAACCCAAACCAATTCTTTGAAGAATCGGATTGGGCTACAAGGAAGTTTAGAAGGTCGTTACTGTCTTTTACTATCATGTATTTTTACTCTGTTGTGTCTGGAGGGACTTCTTCAATGACCACCACAGGGGCAGTCACGTTGTACTTCTTCAGCAAAGCCAAAGCAATGGCTTCTGCTGTGTCAGGTTTGGCTGTGGCCTTGGCAAGCTCCGCAGCATCCACCACCATGCCACGGGCAACAAGATTAATGTCGCCGTAGCTGGTCACAATTGCTTCGATTGCGTCTGAGACTTTCATCAGTTGTTCGACCAGCCGTACTGGTTGCCCCGTGGATGAATAGTAAATGTGCATTTGGCTTCAGCGCCGGGTGCAGAGTCAATTTGGAATTGACCAACACGACCGTTAAACGCATAAGCAACAGTGTTTGTGCTTTCAACTGCTGCAACCACGAAAGTGCGGTCAACAACACCAGAGTAAGCGTCAGCACGAATTTGCAACAAGGCTGCGTCAGACGGGTTCCAAGCAGCAGTAATGGTCATGCTTGTAGGAGCCGCTTGCACAGGAATCTTGTCGCTTTGACGCGAACCAGCAACACCAAAACTTGCTACAGCATCATCTTGACCAAAGGCAGGGATGGCCTCGACAGGCACAGCAACACCAGCGCCACCTGTACCGTTGGCTGAAGTGCCCACGATAGTGGTTACTTGAGCAACCCACACAGACAAGTTAGCGGTTGTCAATGGAGTTGGAGTAGCAGCCGATTGCATCCACAACGATGCGGCAAAACCGGGAAGAACTTTTGCAGGGATAGCCATGATGACTCCTTAAGCGTTGTTAGACCAACCGTACTGATTGCCACGGGGATGGATGGTAAATGTAGCCTTGGCTTCTGCACCGGGAGCGGCATCCACTTGGAACTGACCTACACGCCCGTTGAAGGCGTAATAGACGATGTTTGCACCCTCGGTAGCCGAGACAATGAAAGTGCGGTCAATGACCCCAGAATAGGCATCAGCACGCATCAGCAACAAGTTGGTGTCAGCAGGGTTCCATGCAGCAGTGATGGTCATGGAAGTTGGTGCAGCCTGAACCGGAATCTTGTCAGATTGACGCGATCCAGCTACAGAGAAACTAGCTACAGCATCGTCCATGCCAAAAGCAGGGATTGCTTCGACAGGAACTAGGTTGCCAACTACAGCCAAAGGAGACACACTAGCGACCAAGGACAACTGTGTAATTGTCAAAGGAGTAGGTGTAGCTCCGGGTTGTGCGTACAAAGCCGCGCTAAAACCGGGTAGAACTTTGTTTGGTAAAGCCATTTTGGGTATCCTTTAAGAGTTG